CAAGCAGCATAATCTCCTTGTGACAAATGTATATCGTAGTGTTCTTGAATAGATACACAAACTAGATTTGAGATGTCATTATTTTTGCGATTGCCGTCCAAATGATGGACTTCGAATGTTCTGCCGTCGATGTCTTTTGGGATAGGACCATTATGTTTGATCCAAATTTTACGATAAATATCCATGCTGTGCCTCCGATTAGGTATAGAGCCCATGGATGTTGGTAGCATCGTGATGGGCAATAATATTTAGTTGACTTGATGTTTTGTTTAGTTTATGATGATCAGGAGGAAATCAATGAGTGAAGAAACTGTAACTATCGCAAAATCTGAATATGAAGGTCTAAGAAGGGCTGCTGATTTTCTTGATTGTCTAGATGCTGCTGGCGTAGACAACTGGGATGGATACTATTACGCAAGAAAGCTGTTTCTGGGACAGTGTGATGATGACGAGGCAGAAGGGGAGTAATAAATATTCATGAGTATTGAAAGAACAATTCTATCTAATTTATTGTTCAATGATGACTACGGTCGTAAAGTAATACCATTCCTGAAGCCAGATTATTTTCAGGATTATAACGAAAAGGTCGTATTTGACCTAATTGATGATTATGTAAAGAAGTATAATTCATTTCCTTCTATTGAGGCGTTAGCCATTGACCTGTCTAATAAAGAAGGTCTAAACGAACAAACGTTCAAGATTGCTAAAGAAATTGTCTCGAGTCTTGAACATGATTCTAATACAAAACTGGACTGGCTACTAGATCAAACAGAGAAGTTTTGCCAAGATAAGGCATTGTATCTGGCGATCATGCGGTCTATACAAATAATGGATGAAAAAAATGGATCTATCTCCAAAGGCAGTATACCGTCAATTCTTACTGACGCTCTCGGCGTCTCTTTTGATACCCACATTGGTCATGATTTTTTGGCTGACAGTGATGAGAGATACGAATTCTACCATCGTAAAGAGAAGAGAGTTCCTTTCGATCTTGACTACTTCAACACAATTACAAACGGCGGTCTCCCTAACAAAACTCTCAACATCGCCCTTGCCGGTACTGGCGTTGGTAAGTCCCTCTTCATGTGTCATTGCGCAGCAGCAAACCTTGCCAAAGGGCTTAACGTCCTGTACATCACGCTCGAAATGGCAGAAGAACGCATCGCTGAACGTATCGACGCAAATCTTCTAGACACTGCCGTTGATGAATTGGAACTATTGCCCAAGCAGTCATATGATACTAAGATTAACAGACTAAAAGAAAAGTTCACTGGTAAGTTAATTGTAAAAGAGTATCCAACTGCTTGTGCAGGTTCTGCTAACTTCCGTCATCTTCTTAACGAATTACGTATTAAGAAGAACTTTGAACCAGATATTATCTATATTGATTATCTGAATATTTGTTTATCATCGAGGATTAAGCATGGAGCCAACGTCAATTCTTATACCCTTATCAAAGCAATCGCAGAAGAGTTACGAGGGTTGGCAGTTGAGTACAACGTCCCTATCGTCTCGGCAACTCAAACAACTCGAGGAGGCTATTCGAACTCAGACGTGGGACTGGAAGATACATCGGAATCCTTTGGACTACCAGCCACAGCTGATTTTATGTTTGCACTCATCAGTTCCGAAGAACTTGAAAGTCTCAACCAGATCATGGTTAAACAGCTCAAAAATCGTTACAATGACCCTGGGAGTAATCGTAGGTTTGTGCTTGGCATTGATCGCAGCAAAATGCGACTATACGATGTGGAACAATCTGGTCAAGATGGATTGGTTGATGATCGCCCAGTGATGGATAAGGGCAAGTTCATGGAGGAAGAAAATGAACGAGGAAGACCAAAATCAAAGTTCGACCGAAGTAAGTTCGACGGCTTTAAGTGACAAAGAAGTTACATTAGAAATGGCAGAACATGTATGGCAGAAGGTAAAGGGCTACCCAATACCTGATGCCTATTCTGAGAAAGATCGTCTTGAAATATTTGAAAGATATTATCATCGTGCAGTTTCACAATCACAGGGGGAATAATTGATAGTTTGTTCTTGTAACTATATTGACACTGCTGACATTAAGGCTGTCCTGAATTATGTTACAGAGCCAAACGAACAGCAGGTGTTAAATATGCTTGCCTGGACGCCAGAATGTGCTTATTGTAAAGATCTGATTACCAACGAAATCCGTAGATGTATTAAGGAGATGACTGATGGCGCTTGATTATAAGGTTGTGAAGGTTGAAAATTCTTACGTTGTTGAGGAAAGATTGACAGGGTATCAGATCAAGAGCTTTACAGATCAGAATGAAGCCAAAAAATATATGAAATTTTTGAATCTTGGCGGAGGTTTTTCTGGTTTTACACCATCATTTATACTAAATAAAAGTAGCAAAAATATGTAGGATGCCTTGAGCATCAGCGGCACGAGCCACAATAGAAGGGCCACGGAATAGTCGGGAGTAAATGGTGGGGTTCCACCCGACACATATTGCGCTAGAAGAAATTCGGAGGGTAGGTTCGCCTACCCTCTTTTTTGTAGGTATTTCTCGGGGCGAGTCTGAAAAGGCTTGCCCTTTTTCGTATTATAAATATGATAAAATATCTTAATTTTTGGAGCTCTCTATGTTACAATTTTCAGCATTTTTGACAGAAGCAAGTAAAAAATCAAAAAAAGATGCAGACGACGAATATGACGATGCGAACGGCAAAAATGATGCTTTGGGAATGGCTTATGAAACATTGACCGCCCTTCATGTTCATAATAATTCTGCTTCGGCGCAAAGAATGGATCCAAATAATCCTGAACATGCTGAAAATATTAAAAGAATAAATGCTATTCAAGCGTCCCATGAAACAGCTATGGCTAAATTATCTCCGGAAAAACAACAGAAGGTAAGAGAAGGGGCGAAAAATTCTGCTAATGCTTATTTAAAATCTCTTGCAGCCGAAGGTATAAACCCAGAAAATATTATTGAAGTTCATCATACTAATAGAGGCATTGATAAACTCATAGGAAGAAAAGTAAGTCAGGCAAAAAATCCGCCAGATATTGGAGTTAGATTGGATCAACCACACTCTCATGGTCAGGGGCCAAATAAAGACTTACATTTTGCGTCATTGAAACTTACTCCAGGAACTGCAAGTAATAACGGAACTGGAGCAATTGATAAGCTGGGCAAAGAAGATCCAGAAAAACATATACCAACTAAATTCGATGAGATTTGGAAAGCTGGCAGAAAAGTTTCAGGCATTGGTGATAGAACAATATCTCAACTTTCTGACCTAAGAAGAAGTGTAGATAAAAGAAATAAACCACAAGATGTTGACCCAGAAAAGAAAGCCCTTTATGATAGAATAAATCAAACGTATCAAACTACAAGACAAGCAGTTCTCGCACATCATAAAGAAGCATTTGACGGTGCAACTTTAGCACAACAAAGAGAACATCTTAGTCATTTTATGAAAGCCTCTCCTGACGCAAGTTATCATTATGTTGTTGGTGAAAAGGGCGGTAAATCTGTTCCAATTGACGAACATCCAAATGTTGTTGCTTTGAGAAATGCAAAATCGTTTCATTCTGAAGTAAGAGGATCGAGAATGCATGTATACGATCATTTAGGTAGACATCTTCTTTCTGTGGAACATAGATCAACACATGGTCCATGGTCATCAACACAGGCAAATGCTAAATTTGAAAGTTTGAAAGTAAATAAAAAAATTGCAGGTCAACCTACAGAACAATCTAATTCTCCTATATCAACAGCAGCAAAAATAATATCAGCAAAAAGAAAAACTACTAAAACGCAAGTTGCTCCTGTTGAAGCTGCTCCTATTTCACAGACACCAGTTCAAAGACCATCATCAGGAGGATTTGGCGAGTATAGGGGCGATGGACCAAGACATTATCAAGCATACGTTGACAGAACCCACGGCGGATATCAGGATTCAGGAATATGAGAATAGATTTCAAAACATTTCTTTTAGAACAAGCAGCTGCTCCAGAAGGCAAGCCATTAAAGCATCTTCGTCATATTGAAGATTATGTTATTCATGGCGGTCATGAGGGAGTTGCTGCTGCCGATGAACATCTTCGTGGTATGCATGACATGTTACTTGGTAAAAGATCTCCTTTGCATGCTTCTACAAAATACGATGGCGCTCCGTCAATTGTATTTGGTCAGCACCCAGAAACTGGGCAGTTTTTCGTAGCATCAAAGTCTGCGTTTAACAAAAACCCAAAGATTAATTTCACCGATGAAGATATTGAAAAGAATCATGGACATGCTCCTGGATTGGTCGAGAAACTAAAACATGCGTTGAAGCATCTTCCCGGTGTTATGCCAAAAGAAGGCGGAGTTTATCAAGGCGATCTTATGCATACAGAAGGAGATGCAGTCTCAAGGGGTGGTAAAACTTCTGTAACACCTAACACTCTTACATATTCTGCACCAAGTAATTCGCCTGAAGGCAGAAATATGAAAAAGAAATTAGGTGTAGTTGTTCATACAAAATATACTGGTCGTGGTGGTTTACAAAGTATGTCAGCTCAACCACTTGATGCTAAGACACGTGCTAAGTTTAAAGATCATCCTGACGTTAATAATATTGATCCTACTATAGATGTTAATCCAGCTAACTATTCTCCTGAAGAACAAAAAGCATTCCTTAATCATATGGATAAAGCAAAAAGAGCTTATGCTTCTATGAAACCAGAAGCTATGGATGCTATTGCTGGGCATGGTGAACAACTAGAAGCTCATGTTAATAATATGATTAGAACTGGTGGTAATGCTTCTGTTCAAGGATATATGGATCATTTGACTGCTCGTCATCAGAAAGATCTTGAGAAAGTTAAGACAGATGCAGCCAAACAAAAAAGAATACAGGCGCATGGTGAATTACTTTCTCATATTAGTAACAACAGAGATCATTTCGATAAGTTATTGAAGGTTCATGGGCATTTGCAAGACGCTAAGAATGTATTGACTAATGTTCTAGCAAAGAACTCTCCATACGAACATAGTGTTGCTGGTGAACACACTGGACCAGAAGGAACAGTTGTTGTTGATAAGAAAGGCAATGCTTCTAAATTTAATAACAGAAGAGAATTCAATCGCCTAAATTTCTTGAAGGGCGCATTCCAGAAACAGCAGGTAGCAAATGCAGAAGATCAACTTCAGTAATTTTTTAATTGAATCCGATCGTTCAACTCATGTAATGACGTTCATGAGAGCCAATCCGCCAACGATTGGTCATGAACGAGTTGTCAATCATGTTACAGATCTTGCTAAAAATTTAGATGCAGGTCATAGCATTGTTTTATCTCATTCGCATGATGGTGATAAGAACCCATTAACTGCTGAACAAAAGCTAAGACATGCTAAATTGGCATTTCCCGGAGCCAATGTATCAACTTCTTCTCCTGAACGCCCTAATATCATGAATCAAGTTTCTAATCTTTATGGTAAAGGTGTGAGAAACTTACATGTTGTAGTTGGTCAAGATAGAGTTGATCAGTTTGATAAATTGCTAAATCAATATAAAGGCGTTGAAGGTGCACATGGTCATTATGGCACTGATATGAACATTACAGTTCATTCAGCTGGTGGTAGAGATCCAGACGCTGAAGGAATTGAAGGTGTATCTGGAACTGGTCAAAGAGTTCACGCAAGAAATAATAATTTTGAAGGATTCCGTGCAGGCGCACCAAGTCATATGACTGACGAGCAAGCAGCTTCGCTTATGAATGATATTCGTAATGCTAAACCACCAGAGAAACCAGTAAAACCAACTAAGAAAAAACTAAAAGAAGAAACAGTTGCTGGTGGCGAAATGGTAAGAGGGTTTGGTGATGTTTCTGGTAATCCAGCAGTTCAGAACGATCCTTTGCAACAATATATTGGTGCCAATGCTTTAGCAAAAGATCAACAAAACGGCGCTTTGATGAAAATGATGAAAGACAGTCAATATAATTTGATTGGGTTTAAAGAGTTTAATCCACGCACTGTTACTAGAGATAAATCATTAGAGTATTGGAACTCTGATGAAAATGGCGACTTCTTAAAATCTAGAAAGAAAAAATAATGGCACAGTTTCGTAAAGATACACATCAATATTTGCCTGATAATAAAACATTATTTGAAGTTGTTATGCTCGCCGATCAATATGGTAATCAAGTTGGACCAGCAAACCCAACAGGAACTGCTGTTGATGCTTTTGGTAGAGCCAGAGTATCAAGCCCACTAACTCTTTTTGATTCTTCTCACCGTTATCGTGACAACAATCTATGGACCACTTCTAATACTGCTGGTGGAACTTATGCGTTTTCTGAAAATGAAGGTCTTGTAAATCTTAATTTAACAACCGCCAACAATGCAGAAATCATTCGTGAGACAACTAAGGTTTTCTCTTATCAACCAGGCAAGTCTTTACAAATTTTACAAACATTTGTCATGCAGCCTAAGACTAATGTTCGTCAGCGTGTAGGTTATTATGGCGCCAACAATGGCATTTATCTTGAGGTGGCAAATAATACAGCATATTTGGTTGAAAGGTCTTTATCATCAGGAGTAATGCAAGAAACGAGAGTAGCGCAGTCTAATTGGAATTATGATACTCTATTAGGCGCTGATACTTCGAGTCCATCTGGTATCACTTTAGATTTATCAAAATCGCAGATTATGTTTATTGATATTGAATGGCTTGGTTTGGGAACAGTAAGATGCGGTTTTATTATTGATGGTAGAATAATTCACTGTCATTCATTTCACCATGCTAATTATATCACGTCAACATATATGACTACAGCTTCTCTACCTTTGAGATATGAAATAAAGAATACAGGCGTAACTGCAAGTAATACAACTCTAAAACAAGTATGTTCCACTGTTATTTCTGAAGGCGGATATGAACTAAGAGGTCTTCAACAAGCTGTTGGAACTGCTATTGGGACGCCAAGAGATTTGACAACAGTTAATACATACTATCCAGTTATCTCAATTAGATTGAAGGCTTCTCCTAATAGACTTGATGCTATTGTTATTCTTACTGCGCTATCATTAATGGGTATTACTAATAATGCTAATTATAATTGGCGAGTTGTAGCATCAGGCACAAGTACTGGTGGAACTTGGAATAGCGCAGGAACTGATTCTGCTGTTGAATATAATCTTACAGGAACAAGTTTTGCGGACGGTAGAATTTTGGCTTCCGGATGGACCACTGGTTCTAATCAGGGTTCAAGTCCTGTTGATATTTTAAAAGAAGCACTATTTAAGTTTCAGCTGGAAAGAAATGGACTTACTTCCTCTCCTTATGAGTTAACATTAGTTGCTGCAACAGATTCTGCAGGCGCTGATATATACGCTTCTATGGACTGGGAAGAGATCTCAAGATAATATTTTTTATAAATAAACAGTCAGTGCGAGTATAAAAGGGTACGCCAGACCTCGCATATATAAGGAAAGCCCAAGGGAAACTCCAGATGAAAAAGTTTACTACATTTGAAACTCAGCTAGGCGAGTCTGTCGTACTCACTGACAAGGCCAAATTATCTCTTTATAAAAAATCCTCAAATTCAGGCATCTCCACGGATATACTAGAAGAAGTGTATCGTAGAGGTTATTCAATCTGGAACGAAGCCTTTGGCGGAACTCCGGATTCATTTGCATTTGACCGAGTAAATTCATTTATCGCTGATGGTTTTGCTGCCCAGCTTGATGAAGACCTAAAGAAAGCATGCTGGAAGGGCTATGAAGCCATTGGCATGAAGAAGAAAAATGGTAAGACCGTTCCTAATTGCGTTCCAGTTAAGGAAGAAGAATTAAACAAGCCAGTCATGACTCCTGCCCAACTTGCTGATAAGCACGGGGTTTCAGTTGAGTCAATTGACAAGGCTCTTAAAGCAGGCATTAAGGTTGAGAAAGAACACACAACCCATTCAGCTGATGCCAAAAGAATTGCTTTAGCCCACCTCGGCGAAAAGCCAGATTATTATAAGAAATTAGATAAAGCTGGACTGGAAGAAAATGCTGAGAAGCATTCCAAAAATCCAGACGATCCGGCTTCAAGATTTATAGGGAGCAATGAATTGGTAGACATTTATAAGAAAGAAACTCCTGGTCAGCTTATCAAGCGTGTTGTAAGAGAATGCCTTGAAGAAGGCGATGTTATTCATACTAAGTTTGCTGTGAAAAATTTACAGAAGCGTGGCATCGAAGGTCCGCATAAAGCTGGCGCTCAAGATTTGATGCGTAACTGGGCTAAACATCCATTTGATTGGGAAGCCGATGATAAAGTTTCTTATCATGGAACAACTGCACGTATTCATAAAGATGGAAAGCACATAGACGTAGACGCTGGTGCACATGGAATAGATCCTGATATTAAAACAAAAATAATTAGAAAACAGGCTGCAAAGAAAACTGGCAACGTTGTAAAGATTAAAGAAGCTGCAATGCAGGCAACAACTGCTCCTGCTCCAACTGCTGCTGATATGGGTCCTAAAAGACTCAGTAGATATCAGACAACTCAGCAGACAAGCACTATTGGTAATCAGGGTTTTAATCGTTCTGGTCCAATGGGAACTCATATCAATCCTTCGTCGCCAACTACACCAAGAGGCGTGAGATCAATGACCTCTGGTTCAACTCAGGCAACAGCAAAAACATTAACACCACAGCGTGTTTCTGCCAATCAACCAGCACCAAAGACAGCTTCTGCTCCAGCATCTGCTCCAAAGCCATCAGCCAGTTTCGGTTCTTCTTCAAGACCAACTACTGTTAGTGCAACATCTGGTGGGATGGAAAAGAGTGGCGGATATAAACTATCATCAGGAATGAGCGATGCTGGTAAGGCTAAAGTAAAGCCAGCTGCACCAGTTCAGATTCCTGCAGGCGCTGGCAAAGCAGTAAACGTTCTAAGTAAAGTAGCTAAGTTTGCTGGACCAGTTGGTGCAGCTATTGGATTGGTTGCTGACGCCAAGCCATTGAACAAGGGCGAAGATGAATTTGCTCGACAGAAGTCACTAGGAATTACTAAGCCAAACGTAACTCCTGGTATGGGAAGCACAAAGAACATTGAGCCTGTTAAGGGCGGAGCAATTACAACTAAGGCTCCTGACTATTACAAGGGTAAGGTTGGCGATTACACTGTAAAAGCTGGTGATACTCTTTCTGGTATTGCTTCAAGAACAGGTCAATCAGTTTCAGATCTAGCAAGCAAGAATAAGTTTGATAGCGAAAACAAGATTGCCGCTGGATCTAAGCTATTTACTGGTAGCGTTCCAACACCACCATCAAGACCAGAAACTGAATCAGGTTCAACTAAAAAGAAAATTAAAGAAGCGATTTCAGAAGCCACATATAAGGGAAAGAAAGTTCCTTTGAATAAGCCAATGGCTGGCGATGTTAAGAAATCAAAAGTTTTCGTTGATCCTGATGGCGATGGTAAGGCGCAGAAGGTAAACTTCGGTGACAAAAGCATGTCTATCAAAAAAGATCAGCCTGCTCGTAAGAAATCATATTGCGCAAGATCTTCAGGTCAGGGTAATCTAACAAATAAAACCAGTGCTAATTATTGGTCAAGAAGAGCCTGGAATTGCGAAGAGACTGAGGAATAATCATGATTGGTAAGATCGAACCATACGACGCATTGAAGGTTGCATTAGCAGACACTTACGTATTCAGCGTAAAGGTTCAGGGTTATCATTGGAATGTAACAGGTCCACATTTCTCTGAATACCATAAGTTCTTTGGCGAATTGTATTCAGAAGTAAATGACGCTGTTGATGTCATTGCCGAATCTATTAGAACATTTGATGCCTTTTCTCCTGGTTCTATGAAAAGATTTCTAGAGCTAACAACTATTGAGGAAGCAAACAATATTCCTGATGGTCTAGTTATGATTAGCAAACTTGCTTCTGATAATGAAAGAGTTATTGCTTCTCTTACTGCTGCATATGAATTGTGTGAAAAGCATAAACATTACGCTGTATCAAACATATTACAGGATCGTCTAACTGCTCACCAGAAGCATGGTTGGATGCTAAGATCGTTCATAAAGGCATAACAAATGAAAAGTCTAGAACACATCATCAGAGAAATCCGTGAAGGTAAGGGTGTAAAGGGCGAAAAGAGTAGCCTAGAACATTCTATTCGTAAGGTTGTAAAGGGTGAAGCAGAGTCTTCTTTCGCTGATAGAACAACCAAACCTCTTGATGAAGTTGTTGGAACTCTTGGTACAGACAAATATCAGGGCAATGAATTCAAGTCAATAAGAACAGCAACTCCTCATATTAAGCCACCAGCTGGCGAAGGAAGTCATTCACAAGCTCCTGAAAACGCTTCACGTCAAAGAAGTATTGCTAAGGAAAAAGCAGGCATTAATAGAGTTACTGAAGAAGATCTACAAGAACTACAGGCTAAAGTAGTTAAAGAACCTGAAGTTCTATCAAGAGCAATGCCAAAGGCAGCAGCACCAATTGCCAAAGCAGCGGCACCAATTGTTAAAGCAGGGGCCAAAGCAGTAATTGGTAGAGCAGCAGGTGTTCTATTAGGACCAGAAGCTATGGCTGGTGGATTACTGGCTCCTTATGTTTCTGCTAGATATAAAGAACAACATAAAGGCGGGTTGATTCCTCATCCCGAAACTCCAGGTGTCGATGCTGCAACTTCATTTGAAAGAATGAAAGGGTTTAAGGTAGCTCCGC